GTTCTGCAGCCAGGTTGAAATCCGTCCTGGCAATTCAGAGAACCAGTTTACGATAGCATCGACTACCTGACCGATTTTTTCCGGGATGGACTTGAAGAAATCAACAATGGCGTTCCAATTATCCTTGATTACGACAACCAGTGTGGCTACCGCCGCTACAATTCCGGCTATAACTGCTGCTACGGCTGCCGGAGCTCCGAGAATCACGGCTCCTACTGCCGCAAGCGCTATGCCTACAACCATCAAGGCTTCTTTTATCCAGGAAAAGCCATCTACCAGCATAGAAACAAAATTCGTAACAGCCGTTGCTATGCCGGCTAATAGTGTTCCGATACCGGCGATTGCTGTTGCATTGGCAGCTATGAAACTACCAATAGACGAAAATGCTGACCCGACTGTTGATGCGACCTTTGAAATTGCACTGGCTACTGTGGATGCAACACCGCTTATCTTTGAAAAAGCTCCTGTAACCTTTGTTACAAAAGCTGCGATTTTAGGAAATTCCAGTGCAAGGACTTCACTAAACGAACCGGCTCCTCCGGCTAATAACTGGAACCCCTCAACGACTTTGGGAATGACTCCCACAACGGTTCCTATGTTCTTTCCGAAACCGCTTAAAACGGTCAGAAGCGACTTTACGCCTCCGACAACCTTTGACGCTACGCTTAATGCTGCCATGGATGCAGCTATTGTGCCGATTGCTTTTCCCAGGGCTTCCATGGTAGCCGGGTCTGCACCGTTCAGGGCATCGAAGATACCAACGCATGCGTCTATTACTGTCTGTGCTATCGGACCGATGGTAGAAGAAAAACCATCAAACAGTCCACTTAAAAAAGCTCCCAGACTTGGGAACTCCTGCTCGATACCTGTTATAAGACCCTGAACAATCTGCTTTCCTGCTTCAATGATTTCAGGGAGATTTTCTATCACGGCACTTGCCAGGTATGCAACAATTTTCGCCGCTGACTCTCCGATTGTCGGAGCGTATGTCTCCAGGGCTGTGCCTAATTGTGAAATAGCTTCTTTTGCGGACTCTTCAAGCTGTGGCAGATTGTCTGCGATTCCGGAAAGCACCTCTGCCAGCAGTGCTACGCCTGTACTCCATAACAGCCCTGTATTTTCAATCAGGGCAGATGCTACGGATGTTACAATGTCTACTCCTGCGGATGCAATTTCCGGGAGGTTTTTATTTATGCCAGTCAAGAACGACTGTATCAGGTCTGACGCTACATCAATGATGTCAGGAACCGCCGAAGCCGCTTTTTCTACAATCTGGGCGAATATATCTCCGACTGTAGAGACGGCTTCATCCAGACCGCCATTGTCAAAGGCTTCCTGGAGCTGTTGCACCATAATCTGTGCTTCTTTTACGGTGTCTTTCATCGGAGTTTCGAGGCTCTCATACAAAGTAATTCCGAGACCCTCTAAACCAGATTTAAGAATAGTAATCTGGCCTTGCAGATTATCGTTCATGGTGTCTGCCATTTGCTGTGCTGCACCATCGCACGAATTGATAGCATCCGACAATTTGTTAAAATCAGAATCAGATGCGTTTACAATGGCAAGTAGTCCGGACATTGCCTCCTGACCGCCAAGAGCGGCTGCCAGGTTTGCTGCTTCGGACTCTGACAAGCCATCAAAGCCATTTCTAAGGTCTAACATTACCTCGTTCAGCGTTTTCATGTTTCCGCTGTCGTCAGTAAGCGAAACACCCAGTTTTGTCATGGCTTTTTGTACTTCTTTGGTCGGCTTTGCCATTCGAGACATGATGGACCGTAACGATGTACCAGCCTGGCTTGCTTTGATTCCGGAGTTTGCCATCAGACCGATTGCAAGGGCTGTATCTTCTGCTGTATATCCCAGCGCACCGGCTACAGGTGCAACGTATTTGAACGTTTCACCCATCATGCCTACGTTGGTATTTGCATTTGAAGATGCCTGTGCCAGCACATCAGCAAAATGTGTGGAGTCCTCAGCTGTCAAACCAAAGGCTGTTAGTGCATCTGTGACAATATCAGAGGTGGTCGCCAAATCCTCGCCGGATGCGGCTGCCAGGTTCATAATGCCCTCTAAACCGTCCAGCATATCTTCCGTTTTCCAACCGGCCATCGCCATATACTGTAAAGCATCTGCTGATTCGGAAGCACTGAACTTTGTCTTTGCTCCCATTTCCTTTGCTTTATCAGTCAGGGCTTGCAGTTCATCGCCCGTTGCTCCGGAAATAGCCTCTACTTTGGACATAGAGGCTTCAAAATCAGAACCTACTTTTACTGATGCTGCACCGATGGCTCCTACTGCGGTCGCTGCACCTGCAAGAATGGCACCAGTAGCCTTTAAGCCCTTTTCAGCTATGCTCCCTATGCCGTCAATGCCAGACTGGAAGCCTTTACTATCTATACTGGTGTCAAATTTTAGTGTGCCATCATAAGCCAACGTTCTCACCTCTCTTTCGGGCTTGAAATCATCGGCTCATAATGGCACTACTTGATTTGTTTTCCGTTTTTTATAGTTACTTCAAAAATGGAGTGACAGTTCCTGCCTTTACAGGCAACCATCACTCCGCTACACTCTGCATCTTCTGTGAAGAAAACAGGCATTTTATAACCACACTCCGGGCATTCCACCCGGAGGCTGTACTTCTCTTTTAACTTTTCAATATTGACCGCCTCCCCTACAAGATTCCCGACAGGTCGCCGCTACCCATAAGAGCTTCTGCGATGGCATTTGTACGTTTGTCCTCATCATCCATGGACGGCAAGGCGTAAATGCGCTTCATTTTGCGGTAAAACGCTTTCTGCTCCTTTGGCATATTGTCTTTCAGGTCGATACTGCGGTACTCCATAATTTTTACGAACTCGCACTGATTTGTCAGGGAGTTAAACATAGACCGGAATTTCCACCAGTGCATATACTCTATGCTGTTCAGGTCGATACCGTACTGTGTCATAAAAGCGGCGTATATATAATCATCGTCATACTCAAACGAATACACTCTTGTTTTGCCTTTCCTGGCGTTTATCTTCTGCTTCTGTGGGTTATCCGCTTTACCGCATTTGTAAAACCATAATAAAGCCTCTACGGCTTTTCCGAGGTTACTCGGAACAACCGGATAGTACAATTCAAGAGCTTTGACCGTTTTTTCCTTTGGCTCCAGCTCGCTGTCTTGCATCAGGATTTCAAAAAGCATCGAAATCCGGAAATCGCTCCGGATTTGATACTCTACCCCATCAACAACGACATAATCAGGGAGCTCATCAATCAGCAGATTCAATGCTTACTGTGGTTGTATGCGGAATTATACCGGTTAAAATTTCTTGTATTCTGCTTTGCATCAGCTCTGCGCTGTGCCCGGTTCGGGCTGTACTTCTCCGTCAGGGCGCTGATATCGTCTTTGGTAGCCATGGCTGCATCAGACACCTGTGCAAAAGCCTCCATGTGCTCTCTCAGGTTTGCTTTGCCTTTGAAGAGCTTTTCTGCAGTTCCGGGACCAAATACAGAGTTGAAGAAATCATCTACAATACCGCACTGGATTCGGAAAGACTGTCCTGTTGTCTTTCCCTCGTACTGTGTCGGTTCCTTGATTCGTTCCGCTACCTTTTTGTTTTCAGCCTCGTACAGGTCTACCTTGTCAGCATCAAAAAAATCAAACTCTAAATCTACGCCTAAAATGTTCATTCTATTACCTCCTGGTTTTCATGCTTATTTTCTAAGAGAGAAAGAACCTCCGGTAATGGAGGCTCTTTCTGCAATGTGTTCTACTGGGTTTCCTTTGCTGCGGATGCAGTAGCAGATGCCACTGTAAAGGTCTTTTCCTTTGTGTTGAAAGTACCATCCGTGAAATCACCGACAGCGTTCAGATTTCCGGAAACCTGGATGTCAGTTTCTCCAGAAACCTCGGAAATTTCTGCTGCAACCGTAAACAGTCTCGCTGCGTACTCGTTGTCCTTTCCGGTGACAGCATCCCACAGCTCCACTCTCACATACTCGAACTCCGCATCAGAGCCGATGTAGTGATTTCTTCCTACGTTGTACAGGGCGATGATTGCCTTTTCGTCCTTGATAAAGTCAGACTCGAACGGGAACACTGTCTCATAGCCGGTTACGCTCTTGGAGCTTGCCGCCTCATTGACATACTTTTTCGTTTCTGTCTGCGCTCCGGGTTCTTCATCCAGCGTGGTAAAACCTACGCCCATAAGAACATATTCCGGGGACTCGTGCGTGCCTACGTTCAGGTAGTCCGCAAACTGGTGTCTCTTAATGACATTTCTGCTCATTTGGTTATGCCTCCTTGTAATATAATAATTGCAACTGTATCTGGTATCTGGCGTTCTTCATGGAACCATCGAACAAATAACCAGACGATACCACTCTCAATCCCTCGGCTTCCATACCATCCGGAAGCTCCGGGAATGTTTCGGACCGGTCTTTCTCCTCCACCCAGTCAGACAGCTTTTCATAAAAAGCACTGTTCTGGATGTTCTGCAACCGTTCCTGGCTGTAATATTCCCTGGAGCCAAAAGCAAAGAGGTACTGTCGAACGGTGCTACCATTGGCGTACCTCTTCACAATAGGGTCACATGGCAATGTTTCGATTGCATACTCAA